TCCGCTTCGTCAAGCGATAGCGCCATGGGCCGCCCAGTGCAGCGCGTCACCGACCCCAATGACGGGGGCGGCATCGTCACGTCTTCGTTGCAGGATTTCGTGACCGACCAGGGGTTGCCAATCGCGGTCGATGGCAGCCCGGTTTCCGGGCACCCCCCGTTCGTCCCTCCGCATAGCGGTCCCGTGACGGACAACGGCGCGGCCTTCGTCACCATCAACGGCATTGCCGTGAACCGGACCGGTGACGCCGACACCTGTGGCCATGCCCGCGCGGGCGGGTCGCCCATCATCGAGATTGAGGAGTAGGGGCCATGCCGAACTTCAAGTTTACCCGTGAGGGCTTCTTCGACGGGACCTGGCGGAAGGTCGGAGATCCGATCACCCTCACCGACAGGCAAGCGAAGTACCCGCTGCGCGACAAGCGGATCGTGCCCGCCGACGACGCCAAGGCGCTGGCGATCGTCCCGGTCAAGCGCAAGGCGCGCTAAGGCGGTGCTCGGCTTCGACCGCACGACCTTTCAGCCGCTCGATGGCTGGGATCACGTCGTGCAGTCGATCCACGACATCCTCCTGACACCCGTCGGCTCGCGCGTCTCTCCCTGGATCGTGACGGCTGCCAACGGCGAGCGGCTTTCGATCCGCGAGTACGGGTCGCGCCTGCTCCGCCACATCGACAAGCCGCTGAACGACGCGACCCTCACGGACATCGTGCAGGACGTGGCTGAGGCCCTGGACCGCTGGGAACCGCGCGTCCGGGTCGAAATCGTGCGCCCGGTCGAGGCATCGCCCGGCCTTCTGGTCATCGAGCTCGTGGTGACGTGGCTCGAGGTCGAAGAGCAGCGGTCGCTGACCATCAACGCCCGCAATTCGGAGACCGTCGCATGAGCCGCTTCTCCACGTCGGTCGATCTTTCGCAGCTGCCGGCTCCGGACGCCGTGGAAGAGCTCACGCCCGACCAGGTGCGCGAGGAGATCATCGCTGACTTCCTCGAGCGCTATCCGGAATACTCGGCTCTGGTGGAAAGCGATCTCGTCCAGAAGTTCTCTGAGACGGTCGGCTTCCGCGAGATGCTGCTCCGCGCGCGCGTCAATGCGTCAGTGCGCGCGGTTCTGCTGGCGCTGTCGAGCGGCTCCGACCTCGACCAGGTGGGGGCATTCTTCGGCGTCGCACGGCTCGAGAATGAGAAGGACGCGCGATACAAGCGCCGCATCCAGCTCGCTCCCGAAGCCTATGGTTCTGCCGGCGCTGCCGGCGCCTATGAGTTCCACGCCCTCACGGCTGCCCCGACGATCCGGGACGCCTCGGCCGTCAAGGTTGGGCCCGGCTCTGTGCTCGTCACCGTGATGGGCGGAGACGCCGTCACGCCGAGCGACGTGGAGCTGGCGCTCGTTTCGGACCAGCTGTTCCGCGAGGACATCAAGCCCCTGACCGACCGTCTGCGGGTGGCCGGGCCGAGCATCCATCGTACGACGGTGCGCGCCGATCTGGTGCTCTATGCCGGTCCCGACGGCAGCGTCGTGCGAAAGCAGGCCGAAGCCGCGGTCACGTCCTTCCTGACCAAGAACCACTTCCTCGGCAGCGACCTCGCACGCTCTGCTCTGTTCGGCCGGCTGCACCTGGAAGGCGTTCACTCGGTCGATCTCATCACTCCGGCTGAGGACATTCTTCTCAACCGCACCCAGGCCTACGAGATCGAGGCGATCGACGTCCGCGTCATCGGGCGGGGCGAATGACCAGTCTACTGCCGCCGTTCCAGCGAACGCCACAGGAGGCTGCCTACGACGACGTCATCGGCCGACGGATCTCGGGCATCCCGGTCCCGCTCCCGGATATCAAGAACCCTCTGCTCTGTGATGAGGATTTCCTGCCCTGGCTGGCCTGGGAGTTCTCCGTCGACATCTGGCACGACGACTGGCCGGTCGAGCGCAAGCGGTTCGCCATCTCCGAGGCGATCCGGATGCACCGGATTAAGGGCACCCTGGGCGGCATCAAGGCGCATGTCTCGCTGGCCGGGGCGGCCGTGGTCGGCGCGCGCGTTCCGCCCGATGCCTTCTTTCCGGATCCGGCGACCACCAAGGCCGAGCGCGATGCATTCCAGCAGCGCTTTCCGCAGATCAGGATCTACGACTACCGGTCGGGCGCGACGCGCGATTTCGGCGCCTACTTCCGCAGCGGTTACCGGCTGGATGCCCTGTTCCTCGGCGCGTTCTTCCCGCGTCAGACCGACGCGATCGCCCGCATCGGGAGCCGCGGCTTCCTCTATGAGCCGAAGACGGGCGTCGAGAGCCCGATCACGCGCGTGGTGCGCACTCAGACCGTCGAGACCCGCACCGCTCGCGAGATCGAGGAGTACCGGGTCGGCACGACCGACAACCGGTCCTTCTTTCTGGGCAGCATCGCGCGACGTGGTGGCCGGATGTTCCCGACCAAGCTCAGCGCGGCGTCCCGCGTCTACACGCTCGAGGTCCAACGAGACTATGACCACCGCTCAGACGCGCTTCACCTGACGACCTACAGCCCGTCTCTGGAGCCCGTGTCGGTGCGCCCGCAGTCGGTCGCGCAGCCAGGCTCCCGGGTGAGCGGTCAGCTCTACGCTCGACTGGGAGGGCGGGCGACTGAGTTCTTCGGGTCCAAGCGGATCTTCCTCCCGCCGTCCAGTGCCCCGCTGAGGCTCTACCGCAGGGTCTATCTCCACGATCCGGACAGGGCGCCGGCCCTGCGCGGTGCGCAGACCTTCTGCGGGTACTTCCGGCTCGGCATGCCGCCGTTCCACGCGCAGATCCGCATCAGCACCCCGTCCACCCAGCCGCGGCACCGGTTCGCCAGGTACGTGAGCGGCTTCCTGGTCGAGACCTCGAAAGAACGGGTCGAGGAGGCGCGCCGTGCCATCGGCGTCTCGAAGGCGCTCCGCGACACCGTGCTGATGACCACCAAGACGAAACGCCCGCTGCGCGCTGGGGACCGCCCAAAGGTCGGCACCGTGCGCGTGGGCCAGTGGACGCGGGATTGAGCGGCCGCTCGTCCCTCCTTTGATGAGGTGAACCATGGAAAAACTGGCAATCTTCCGTGATCGGCAGGAGGTCCAGTCCAGCGACCTGAACAACGTTCAGTTCTACGCGAGGGCTGCCATCGATCGCGTCGTCCGCGAGGGCCTGACCGACGAAAAGAAGTTCACCGGCTTCACGGTGACCAAGACCGCGGCGACCTCCGTCTCGATCTCTGTCGGTGCCTTCTGGGCGAACGGCCAGGTGTTCATCCGTGAGGTGGCGCACACCATTGACTTCCTGTCGCAGCTCCCTCTGACGACCAAGAAGATCGCGGCGATCACGGTCGGGTCGTCCGAGATCGAGACCAACGTCGAGGCCCGGGATTTCCTGACCGATGTGGACACGGGCGCGACCGAGCCGGAGTCCGTGGCGATGCAGTCGTTGCGCTATGCCGCGATCGGTGTCGTCTATGGCAATGAGAACGCTGCGCCCCAGAAGCCGACCGTCTCGACCGACGTCCTGGTGATTGCCTGGGTGACGCTGGGGACCGGCGGCGTGGAGCTGATCGAGCGCGCTGTCGCCAACGAGCTGATGAGCGCCAAGAAACTCGACCAGCGCGCGACCGAGCTTGAGAGCTGGCGGAAGACGGCCGGCGAGAAGATCAACACGCTCGGCACCGACATGGCGAACCTGGCCAACCAGCTCAAGGGACGCGCCGACCAGAAGATCGTCTACCAGATCGCCGAGGACGTCTCGCTCATCAAGGAACAGCTCGAGGTCGAGGACAGCTACACGTCGTACGGCGCCGACCGGTTCCTCGACGAGCGCTACTCCGACACCGACGAGGTCACCTACCACGCCAAGGTCGAGGAGGGGCTCCGGTTCCCGGATGCGAACGCCTCCTCCGTGGCGGTCTCGCTGTTCAATCCGCTCGAGCCGAACGTCAAGGTTCATTCGTCCGGCATCGTGCTGCCCAAGTACAATGAGGTCACGCGCCTCGTGGTGACGGGCCGCTCCGATCAGCTCTCCCTGAGCCAGTACCAGTACCAGACCGTCACCTGGCAGCTGAAGTCGATGTCCGCGATGCGGCTCCGCTTCGGCCGGTCCTTCACCGTCTGCTCGAACAGTGCGTGGTGGAGCAGCGGCACCTACGACTACGCCTCCGGCACGTTCACCCAGATCGACGGCCGGACGTATCAGATCCTGGAGGGCGGTCTCGTCAACAACGGCGTGTGGACCGGCTACCAGAACCTCGGTCCGGGCTCGCACAACATCGTCCGCGTCCAGGAGTTCTGGTACGATCAGGAGAGCGAATACTACCAGGATCGGGTCGTCACCGATCATGCCGTCTCCGGCGCGATCGTCGGTCAGACCTTCCCCAACTCCCAGAACGGCTGGCTCACTTCCATCGACCTGGCCTTCACCCAGGTCGGGGCGACCGGTGACGTCTACGTCATCGTCTGCGAGACCGAAAATGGTCGGGTGGATACGTCCAAGGGCCTGACCGTTACCCAGGTCCCGGTTGCGGATCTCGTCCAGGGCGGCTCGTTCGCCTCGATTGCGGAGTGGACGCGCGTTCCGATCACGCCCACGGCGCTGGAGATCGGCAAGCAGTACGCCGTCGTCCTGATGACGGGCGGCAACCACTATGTCGGCCTGGCCGATGGGTCGGCGTTCGGCGGCGGCACGCTGCAGTACTCGACGGACGGCGTCTTCTTCCAGGGCGACCTGGAACGCAACATGATGATGCGGTTGAATTTCGCGGAGTTCCCGCTGAGCCGCATCGAGGTCGAGCTTGGCTCGCTCTCCCTTTCCGGCGGCATCGACGATCTCGATCTTGCCGCCGAGACGGTCGCCCCCGAAGGCACGTCCCTCACGTTCGAGGTTCGGCCCGATGGCTCGTCCACCTGGTATTCGCTGGCGAACTCGAACACCGACCCGTTCCAGGGCCTGCCGGTGCTGTGCCACTTCCGAGCGGTGTATTCCGGCTCGAAAGACGTCATGCCGGGCGTCAACCTCATCAACTCGAAGGTGAAGGTCTCTCGACCGGACACGGCGCTGAAACACTACACCGAGACGATCGATTTCGCACTTGCGACGCAGAGCGTGAAGGTCGTCGTGGTGCTCGACTGGTTCCGCGAAGCGAACCACGACTTCGACATGGTGCTCGATGACCTCACCAACGCCAGTGCGGGTCTCGTGGCCGACAGCGAAACCGACGAAGTGCTTGTCGATTACGACGGCACCTACAAGAAGATCCGACGGACCTTCTCCTGGACCGCGACCAAGTTGACGGTCGCGACGTCGAGCATTCGTCTCGTGTCGACTGGCGCCCTTGCTTCCGCTCAGGAAGTCTACCACGGCGAAAAGCTCGTCTGGCTGGCGTTCTAAGCGCACCAATTCTCAGGAGGCTATCATGGCGACTTCTCCCATCGATCCCGAACGCAAGTATGAGATCGTCCTGAAGAGCCGCGTCGAGTACGAGGGCGTCATCTACCAGCCGCGCCAGAACGTGCGGCACAAGGTGAGGGGCCACGTTCTCGAGGGGATCAAGGACCACGTCTCAGACTACTGGGAGGCGTAGGCCGCTCGATGTCCGGTCTCGATGATCTTCTGTGGAAGGACGGAGACGACCTTTCCACCGACCAGCTGAACAAGCGAGCGCGGACCCTTCACACCCGTTTGTCCGATCTCGAAGGTGTGAAGGTCGACTGGGAGGCCCAGGTCCAGCAGCTCGTTGGCATCGGCCTCCAGCGCATCGATGACGCGCTGCTGCCGGCCTACACCGCGATCCTGGGGCTCGCCCAACTCGGAGCCCTGTTTTCCGCGGAGTCCACGTCGTCGGTGGGTATTGGCACCGGCGACAAGTTGTTCGTGATCTCGGAGGACAACCGGCTCCTGTTCGCGCCGGCTTCCTACGTCTCTGTCTTCGTCTCGTCCGACCCGACGAAGGTGATGTACGGCCGCAGCAAGTCGTACGATCGCGACACCGGCGAGTTCGTCGTCACCGTCGACACGGTGTCGGGTTCCGGGACGTTCGCCAATTGGACCATCAGCGCCAGCCCGCCGATCAATGCCAGCCACGAAGGGCGAAAGGACAACCCCCACGAGGTTTCGCCTGGGCAGATCGGGACGCTGACGACCGCCGAGATCGGGGGGGCGATCACGGCGGCGATCAGTGAGTTGCGCGGCGACGCACCCAACGTGCTCGACACCCTCGCCAAGTTGGCCACATCACTCGGGGATGACGACGACTTCGCCGGGACCATGGCGGCTGCGCTTGCTGCGGCTGACGCTGCGATCGCCACAAAGCTTCCGCTGGCTGGCGGCACCCTCACCGGTAACTTTGCAATTCAGAGCGCCGATCCGGCCGAAACCCTGCACAAGACCGGTGTTGCAGTCTGGAACCGCTACATCGGCGGGGACGGAACGCAGATCTTCGTCCACCAGGGCACTGGTCAAAATTTCCAGATCAACGCGGGCGGCGACATCTATGCGTCGGGCCTTGGTTGGATGTCCACGCTCTTGGCCGGCAAGTTCGGCAACCCGGTGTGGTACTCGCCCGGGCACCCCGGCGGCATCAAGTTCGCCAATGGCTTCACCGTCTTCTGGGGATATGGCGCAGCGGACGCCTTTGCCTTTCCCTTCGCCCTCGCGTCCGTCTTGGGTGTTTTTCCCATCGCTGTGACGAACTCGCAGGTCACCGCTACCCCCTACGGAGTCGGCGGCGGCAGCTTTCAGGTCGCCCGCCTGTACGACAACGGCAGCTCGATCGGAGGCGCGGGAGATCCTGTTTACTGGCTCGCATTGGGGCATAGCTGATGAGGATCTTCGCAACGTTCTTTGATGATGGCCGCCCAAGTGGCTTCTGGCTCGAAGGCATCAACGACAGCCATCAGCCGGAAGGCTGCACCGAGATCACCGAGGCCCAGTGGCAGGAGCTGCTGCAGGGCGACAAGATGTGGGACGGCTCCGGAGTGGTCAACTACGCGCCGCCGCCGCCTACTCTCGAAGAGGCCAAGACCGCCAAAGTCGCGGCAGTTGCCGCGGCGATGGAGGCGCGGCTCGCCGACGGCGCACTGTCGGTCGGCGGCAAGCACATTGCTCTGGACGTCGAAACCCGGACGGATCTCGGTGCGATGGCGACCACTGCCGCCCTTGCTGCAGGCGGCTCGATCCCTTGGCCGGCCAGCTACCAGACCGGCTGGATCACGATGGAGAATACCCGCATCGCCCTGCCGACACCGGCCGACGGGATTGCTCTCGCCTCTGCCGTTGGCAACATCTACGCCCAGATCCGCCAGTATGCCCGCGACCTGAAAGACGATGCGCTGGCGGCGACGACGGAGGCTGAGCTCGAGGCGGTCGACGAAACCGCCGGCTGGCCCTGAGCCCGGAACCGGGAGAGGTGGAACCCTCATGAGCACCGTCCAAAAAGTCATCTCACAGAAGATCGATCTCACCGAGATCGAAGCGATCGTGATCACGGAAATCACGACCGACCCGGATACGGGCGAGTACCTGCGCGCCATTCGCATCTTCGGTTCTACCGGGACCAGCAAGCCGGCGGCGGTCGAAATCGTTGCCCGCTCCGACAGCGCCGAAAAGCTGAAGGTCGACCTTCCGGACGACCTGAGCTTCTAGCACCACCATCCCCGTCGGCCAGCGGCCGCAAGACGCCCACCGGAGCCCTTGGGCAAGGCAAGAACCCGCCAGCGATGGCGGGTTTTTTTGTTCCCTCTGAAGGAGAGCACCCATGGTCGACACCCGCTTCCACGGGGTCTCGACGCGCGAGTTCACCAACCAGCCGCGCGCCGTCGAGATCATCGACATTTCCACCATCGGCCTGGTCGGCACTTGCGAGACCGCCGATGCCACCAACTGGCCGCTGAACACGCCGATCCTCATCACGGGTGAGCAGTCGGTGCCGGAAGGCCTGACCGGCGATGGCACCATCCAGGATGCCCTCGACGACATCTTCGATCAGTCCAACGCTACCATCATCGCTGTGCGGGTGGCGGAGGGTGAGCTCTCGGGCGGCGGCGAGGACGTCGCGGCGACGATGAGCAACATCATCGGCAGCCGGCTTACCCTGACGGGCATGCATGCCCTGACGCGGGCCTATCCGGAGCTGGGCAAGAAGCCCGGTCTCCTGATTGCGCCGGGCTACACGTCGCAGCGGCCGGCCGACGGCATCGCGAGCATCGCCGTCTCCAATGGTGGCACCGGCTACGACCCGGCCAACCCGCCGACCGTCACCATCACCGGAGACGGATACGGCGCCTCGGCTCGCTCGGTTGTCAGCTCGTCCGGCGTCGTGACCGGCGTGATCCTGGAGAACCCGGGCGTCGGCTACACCTCCGCGACGGTGGCGTTCACCGCTGATGAGGGCTCCGACGCGGCCGCGACGGCGACGATCGACCAGGTGGAGAACCCGGTCACGGCCGAGTTCATCAGCCTCGCCGAGCGCCTTCGTGCCGGCGTCATCGCCGATGGCCCGAACACCACGCAGACCGACGCCGTCACGGCTCGTCAGGGCTTCGGCAGCGACCGCCTGATGATCGTCGATCCCTGGGTCAAGATCTTCAAGGACGGCGCCCCGACGGTCGCACCGCCGTCTGCTCGCATGGCCGGCCTGCAGGTCAAGGTCGATCGGGAGGAGGGCTTCTGGTTCTCGCCCTCGAACCATGCCCTCAACGGCGTCATCGGTCTGTCGCGCACCGTCACCTGGGGCCTCAGCGATCCGAACACCGGCGCCGAGTACCTCAACGACAACGACGTCACGACGATCATCCGCAACTACGAGGGCGGTGGCTATCTGGCGTGGGGCAACCGCACCACGTCGAACGACAGCCTCAAGGCCTTCTGGAGCGTTCGCCGGACCCACGACGTCATCATCGAGAGTATCGAGAAGGCGTCGATGATCTTCGTCGACAAGCCGTTCTCCGTGGACCTCCTGGTCCAGATCTCCGAGACGGCCAGCCGTTTCCTCCGCCAGCTTCAGGCGAAGGGCGCGACCCTGGGCTCGCGGGTCTGGCTGGATCCTGCGCTGAACACCGCGGAGAGCTTCGCCTCCGGCGTGCTGATCGTCTCCTACGACGCCGAGGGTCCGGCGCCGGCCGAGCACATCCAGTTCTACTTCTACCGCAACACCGGCTACTACACGGAGCTGCTCCAGACGGCTGCGCGTGAAGTCGAGCGCATCAGCGCGTAAGCAAGGAGCCTCCTCCCATGCGGAACATCATTCGCCAGTTCTCGGGCTCGATCGCGAACGTCAACACGAGCAAGCAGCTCGCGATCGAGATCGAGGAAATCATGCCTCCGCTGCCGCAGGACATCACCGAGGACTTCCACGGTGGTGGCATGCCGGGGCCGGTGGCCATCCCTCTCGGTATCCAGCTCTCCGATGCTTCCATGAAGCTCGTCGGCTGGAACGTCGACATGCTGAAGCAGGTCGGCCTCGCGCCCGGGAAGACCTCGATCTTCTCGCTGCGCGGGGCGGCCAAGTCGGAGGTCGACGAAGCCACGCACTCGATCCTGATGGTGATCGAGGGGCGGGTGACCGAGCCGTCGCCGGATGCCTGGACCCGCGGCAGCCTCTCCGGGATCACCTATGGGATCTCGTCGATCCGCTACTACAAGCTGGTCTGGGACAACGAGACGATCCACGAGATCTCGATGACCACCGGCACGCAGATCGTCGACGGAGAGAACCAGCTTCGGGAGTTCAACGACGCGCTCGGCTTCTAGCCGCGGCGGCACGGGCGGCCGGCACTAGTCGGCCGTCCTCAGCAAGTTCTTCGTCGACTTCCCCTCGGGGCCGAACAGCATCATGCCGGTCTGGCAAACGTCACGCCGGTCGCGCCCCGCCAGCTGCTCTGAGGCCTCGGAGTACCGGGCCTGCAGCAGCTCCTGAGCCTCCGGCTCCGAAATCGTCACGCCGAGTTCCTGCAGCCCGAATGCGCCAAGCGCCAGGTTGATCTCGAGCGCCGGGCACTTCGACGCGATGGCCTGCGCCTCGGCGATCCGGCTCACGAACGCCTCCTGCTTTTCATCGAACGCCATGGCCGATGCGGAGAGAGCGACGCTCCCCGCAAGCGCCAACGCGCACACCCCAACCCGCGAGCGCTTCATGTCGTCTCCCACCAAAGTCGACCTCCAGGACCCCATCGATCATGCGAACGGTACGCTGAGCAGCATCACGCTCAAGCAGCTCAAGGTGCGCGATCTCGACGAGATCGACAAGGCGACCGAGGCGGCCAAGGCCGGCCGGCTGCTGAAGCAGGCCCAGGAGATCCGCGAGCTCTGCGTGCGCTTCGGCTGGCCCAAAGAGTTCATGTTCCAGCTCAACGAGCTGATCGAGGCGGCAGCGGCACTCAATTCCGGCGCGATCTCGAACATGGCCCTCACGGTCAAGGAGATCTCCCTGCGCAGCGGCGTTTCCGAGGAGCTCATTTGGGAGCTCAGCGAGGCCGACTTCAAGGCCATCGGAGACGCCGCCGGTTTTTTCGAAGCCGCGCCCGAGACTGGCGACGCATGACCGGTCTGGTCGCGGCGACCTTCAACACCTCCATCACCGAGATCCTGACCTGGCCGGTCGAAGAGCTGCTGGCCTGGCACGAGCTCGCGCGTGACTTGGACCAGAGAGGCGACTGATGGCCGACATGAAGGTCTCGGTCCTGCTGAAGCTGATCGACCAGGTCAGCGGGCCGTCGCGTCGCGCTCAGGCTTCGCTGCAGAAGATCACCAATCGCACCGAGCGACTGACGGCTGCGAACCAGCGCATGCACCGATCGGGTGGTCTCGTCCCGCTCGTCAATCCGCGGACGCAGCGGACGAACGAAGCTGTCCTGCGCCATCAGACGCGCCGCATGGGCCTCATGTCCTCGGCGGCGGCGGGCGCCGGGTCCGCGCTCGTGGGCCTCGCCGCGGGTTACGCGACGCTCAACACGGCCCAGCGTGCCTTCGACAATTTTCGCGAGACCGAGAGCGCGCTCAACGATCTGAAGATCACGGCCGGCGCGACCGAAAAGCAGATGGACACCGCCACTGAGGCGATGGAGCGCAACGCAATCCGTCTCGGTCGAACGGTGGTCGAGCAGGTTGACGCGGTCCGGACCCTCGTTCAGGCCGGCGTGAGCCTCGACGACGCCCTCGCGGCCTACGAGACGCTGATCCAGGCCTCCAAGGCGTCTGGCGCGAGCATCGAGGACATCGGCGGCACTGCGGTCGCCATGATGAAGAACCTGGGCATCACGGTCGATCAGCTCGAGCGCGCCTTCGACAGCGCCCTGGTGGGCGGCAAGATGGGCCGCGCCGAGCTGAACGAGATGGCGTCCGTGCTGCCCGAAGTCGCGGCCGCCGCCAGCGAGGTCGGCTTCAAGGGGCAGGAGGGCCTGGAGTCCATCGTCGCCATGATGACGGTGGTGCGCGAGGTCTCCGGGTCCACCGCCGAAGCGGCTACCAAGGTGCGCGAGGTCTTCACCAAGCTCCTCTCGCCGACGACCATCAAGGCCGCCAAGAAGTACGGCATCGACCTCGAGAAGATCTTCCGTCGCTCGACCCGCGAGGGCACCAACTTCATCGAGGACGTGCTGGACGTCGTCGAAGAGAAGACCAATGGCGATCCGATCGCCATCGGATCGATCTTCACTGATCTGCAGGCGCGCCAGGGCATTCAGGCGCTGGTCAAGTTCGCCGACGAGTACGATCGGATCCTGGGGCGCCTCCGCTCCGCCGATACCGGCGGCGAAGTGCTGCGCGATGCCGCCGCCCGATCGGAGGAGGCGACCGAGAAGCTGAAACAGCTGAACGCCGCGGTGCGAACCCTGTCGGACAGCGTGGTCGAGTACGGTTCGGGCCCGGTCGCCGACGGCGCGCAGTCGCTGGCCGAGTTCATCGACAGCCTCGACGATCGCAAGGGCGGCATGCTGCGCGAGCTCGCCGCCGGCATGGAAGATCTCAACGCCGAGATCGCCAAGCTGAAGGGGGTCGAGCCGGAGAGCCAGGACAGCTTCTGGAAGGAAATCTGGGACCGCGTCAGCTACCCGATCGTCGCCCAGCAGAAGGCGCTGAACGACCTGCTGCTCGGGAAGGTGCCCGGGCCCGCGGACGGGCAGGAGACGCCTGCTGAATTCGCGCAGCGCGCCAGGGCGCGGACCAACTCCCAGCAGGGCGCCGCTCGCGGAGGCAAGTCCGACCTCTTTCCGCTCCCGCCCAAGAAACCTGCGACCCCGACCAGCCGAACGTCGCAGGGTTTCGACACGCTGGTCGGTGGGCAGACGGCTCTTCAGGACGCGCTCGATCGAGCCGCCGCCGGCGCGGGCGCCGGCGTGCCGCGGCCGAAGCCGTCGCCCTCCCGTCCAGCCGATACCACTGTCTTGGCTCCCTCTGGTCCGACGGCCAGCACCGAGGAAGCCCTCCGCGCGGTCGGGCAGGCGGCTCGAGAGGCGGCTGACAGCCTTTCCGCAGCCGCCATCCAGTTCACCGACGGCGCGCAGCGCGAGAGGGACCGGCTGCTCGCCGAGGAGGCGAAGAAGGAGGGGCCGTTGGTGCCGGTCCCGCCGTCGAGGCCCAGCGGCCCGGTGTCGGGCCTCAACCCGGACGCGCCCGTCGATCTCACGCAGCTGCGGGCGGAGCTGGACAAGTTCGCCTCAGAGGCGGGTCGCAGCGGTCAGGAGGCCGGCGACCAGCTCGCGAGCGGAGTGGGGCAGGGCGTGGACCGGGCAGGCTCTTCAGTCGACCAGCTTGCCGGCCGCGTTATCGCCGCCGTCGCGCCGGTCAAAGCGACCATGTACCAGGAGGGGCTTGCCATGATGCAGCAGCTCGCAGCGGGCATCCGCGACGGGGCGCCCGAGGTCCAGAGTGCGGCGCGCACCGCGGCGTCGGCCGCGCTCGCCGCCCGACGTGCTTCCAGCCTCGGTGATGCGAGCATCGACTGATGGCGATGGTAGCGCTCGGCCCGTTCCGGTTCTCCTCGACGGACATGCCGCTGAACCCGACCGGTGCTTTCGACCGGTTCCTGGCGATGCGTCAGACCCCTGTCATGGTCCAGGGGCAGCGCCCGCCGCTGCACAACACCGGGCCGCTGGTCGAAGAGATCCGGATCACCGCCACGATCTATCCGGAGGCACTCGGCGGCAACGGGCTCGCGCAGGTGGACGGCATGCGCGCCGCGGCAGAGTTCGGCACCGCAATGATCCTCTCCAGCGGCGGTCGCATCTACCACCCCCGCTGGGTGATCGCGAGCATCAACGACATCCGCTCCTACTACAGCGGGGCCGGTTCCGCGCAGAAGGTGGAGCTCGACATGGTTCTCTACTCAACCTCCTCTGGTCGTTTGACCTTTGGCTCGGTGGCGAGGCTGTTCTCGTGAGCCGGCAGATCATCACCGGCGAAGGCGACATGCTCGACGCGATCGCCTGGCGTGAATACGGCTCGGCCGAAGGCGCGCTGGTTCTGCTGCTCGAGGCCAATCCGCACGTCCTCGATCCGGCACAGCTCCCCGAAGGGCTCGTCGTCACGCTTCCCGATCTGCCGAAGGCCACGCAGACCGTGCCGGTGATCCGGCTCTGGGACGCCCTGTGAGGCCAGCGTTCCGGGTCACCGCTGGCGACGGCGGCGGCGAGATCAGCGGCTTCCTCGACCAGGTCAACGTGTCCATCGTCGTGCGCGATGCCGCTGGCATCGAGAGCGACCGGGTCGACATCACTGTCGACGACCTGGGCGGGCGGATAGCTGACATTGAGACGGGCCGGAAACTGGCGGTCGAGCTCGGCTATGACGACCAGCTCGCCTACATGGGCCTCTACGAAGTCGACACGGTCGACTACGAGCATGATGGCCGCGGCCAGGTGGTCCGGATTTCCGGTCGCGCCGCGGACCTGCGGGGCAACCCGAAAGAGCGCCGGACGCAGGACTATGAGGGCCAGACCTTCGGCCAGATCCTCGACGACGTCGCCGGTCGGATGGGGCTGCCCGCCCGGGTCCACCCGGAGCTCGCGAACATCGAGCTCGACTACATCAGCCAGGACGAGGAGTCCGACATCGCTTTCGCGACCCGGCTGGGCGGCCGGTTTGGCGCAACCGTCGCGCCGAAGAACGGGATGCTGGTGGCAGTGCCCCGTGGCCGCGCCGGCATCGGGACGTTCCAGATCCGGCGACCAGGGAACCTGGTGAACTGGAAGGTCTCGTACTTCGACAAGGCGAAATTCAGCGAGGTCGAGGGCTCGTGGTTCGAGCGCGACGAGGCCGAGCGCAAGACGATCACGGTGCCGGCCACGAACGCCGGCCCGATCTTCCGCATCCGCGAACCGCTTCCGAACCAGTCCCAGGCTGAGGCGATGGCCAATGCCAAGGCGAATGACCTTCGGCGCGCCCAGGCCAGCGCCACCTTCGTCATCCACGGCGATCCGTCCGTTGCGGCTGAGATGGACGTCGAGGTGAGCGGCTGCCGCTCGAAAGTCGACGGCTTCTGGAACGTCGAAACCGTCACCCATCAGTGGGCTGTGAAGGCCTTCACGGAAGTGGCCTGCAAGCATCCGGTCCTCGGGGCCGAATAGACAGGAGCGACATGAATGTCCTCGACTTCTGACCAGTCCCTGGCCGCCCTGGAAGCGGCGGTGGCGCTCCGAAAGGAGGTCACTCAGGAGAAGGTGGCCTTCCGCACCGACCTCAAGGCGTCGGTCGCCGCGCGCGAGGGAGCGGAGGCGGCGCTGGCCTCGTCCAAGGAGCTGGTCGCCAGCATCGAAGAGACGCTCGGAAGCGCAATCGTGAGCACCGAGTGGAGCGGCACGTCTGTCCGCTTCCTGAACCTCGATGGCACCTGGACCGACTTCGTGGATCTGCGCGGCGCCAAGGGCGAGCAGGGCGTGATGGGCCCGCCGCCCGTCCTCTATGACGAGCATGTTCCGGGCACGACCTACGCGATCGGCGCGCTGCTCCGACACGAGGGCATCATCTGGAGGGCGCTCGAGGAAACGGAGCTGGCGCCAGAGGCTGGGTCGGAGGTCTGGGCGGAATGGATCGACTTCAACCCGGCCCTGGCCGCGCAGCAGGCCGCCGAGGATGCAGCTGACGAGGCGGCGGACAACAGTGCGGCGACGGAAGTTGCTCGCGATGCCGCCCTTGCTGCGAAGACCGCGGCTGAAGCCGCGAGCGCGAACGCGGTCGCAGTGACGGGCCTCTCCGACCTCTCTGCTGCCGCCCTGCGCATTGTTTCGGCGGCCGATGTGACGGTGGTCCACATCTACGACACGGCGAACGACAGCGACGGCGGCGCGTGGCGCCACAAGATGCGCCTCCACGGCTGGATGACCGGGGTATTCCCGAGCAAGGCGCTACTGGTCGGGCAAACGAACCGGACAGTGAAGATTTACAGTCTGGATGACCCGACCTGCCCGCTCGTCTACGAGAACTCTCCGGAGGGCATGTCGTGGAATTGGGCGGGGTATGACGGCGCGGATCTGACCGCGCTCGCGGCCCGAAACGGCGTCATCGTGATCGGCTCGTCGGTAACAAACAAGGGTGGCGTCGGCGTGGTCGACTTGATCAGGAACCGCCTCGAGTTTCATCGCGGTGTTGGGACGGTTTCCGAGGGGTGGTGGACCGCCGACCCGACCGAGGATTTCACGGGCGGTATGGCGTCGGGCGGCATCTCGATTGACCCAGCGAACGACGTCGCGATGACCGTTCTGCCCGGCACACGGCCTGACCCGAACCGCTGCGGCCTGCCGGCGCCGACGATTGCGGTCGCGACCGCAGGAGGCCTCTCGATCGTTCTACCCGATGGTCGGGCCACGCACTCCGCCGCCACGGGCGCTGTGTCATCTGCCGCGTTCCTCGGCAATGGCGACCTCGTCTGGCAGATGCCCGGCACATGGGGAACGCAATACACCCGCCGCGATCAGGTGCTGACTACCGGTTTCGGGCAGATCGCCGTCGGCCAGATCGGTGATGTCGTCGCGTTCCAGGGTCTCGCGCCCCTGGGCGGCCAGCGCTTCGCGGGCTGGCGCGAGGGCGTGGACGGGCAGCTCGACCTGATCGATCTGACGGGCTTCCGGCAGTCGGGCGGCTCCGAGCTCGGCGCCAAGATCACCGACACCTTCACGACCGGGTACCACTTCGCCGCGGTCAACGGCGCCACGCGCAAGACAACGTTCATCCTCGCCGACAGCTCGGCCGACCTTTCCGACCTGGTCGACGGCAGCGCGGAGGACCGCTCGGGTGCCGACAATCATCCGGAGGTCACCGGCACCTTCACCCGTGAACCCGTCGCGGTCGGCTCCGAACTCGCCGCTCTGAAGGGCGTCGGCCACGCCGGCATGGTGCTGGCCGACATCCCCTGGGACACGCTCAAGGAACGGGCCATCATCCTGTGGTCCTATCCGGTCGATCAGAACGGCTCGCACGTCATCGCCGGCTGGGGCCTCACCGCCTTCAACGAAAGCGCCCCGCCGGCTCGCTGGGGCCTGATCACCGGCTGGACCAACACTGAAATCGCCGGGACCATGCGGTTTGCCGAGCGGGCCAACAACATGCTTTCCCGGCCGATCTGGCCCCAGCGCTGGTACCAGGTGATCCTCGGCATCCGGGATACTGGAGGCGGAACCTTTCGCCGAGAACTCTGGGTGAACGGCGAGCTTCACAATTCAGGTGGGCAGGGCAATCCCGGGATCGACCCGGAGCTGCCGTTGCGCCTCTTTCAGGGCTCAAGCGGCGCCGATGCGCCCGCATGGCCGACTGCGCTCCTGCGCTACTGCGATACCATGCCGAGCCCCGCCGAGATCCGCTCGATGTATGCGGCCGAGCGGCCACTCTTCGAGCCCGGCGCCCGGTGCCTCCTGCCGTCGTGCGACGTGCGCGCGGTCGCCCACGATGCAAGCCGCGCCGAAACCGTCGTGGCGACCGCGGCGGGAACGGCGGTCTTCCAAGGCCTTCGCAGGATCCAGACGATCGACGCTGCCGGCGTCGACGATGTCGCGCTCCTGTCGAGCGATGCGCACACGGCCGCCGCGGCGGCCGACGGCATCCGCGTGATCGGGTCGACGGCTGAGGTCTATGCCACGCTGCCGGCAATTCCGCTTCGCGAAGCGGCACTCGAACGCAGGCCGGCGCCGGTCTACGACCCGAGCGTCGTCGAGGCGTCCGGCGTCACGGCCGACGCCACGCCCCGCGACCTCCTGAAGCTCGCAATCGCCGAGGGCTTTGCCGCCGGCTTCGAGGCGACCGTCTCGGCCGCCGAGCACGGCAACGTCGATGGCGAGCGGGCCTGCTACCGCATCACCGGCCACGTTGCGCGTGACTATCTCGGCAATGTGATGGTCGAGATGCTGACGCCGCCGACCCCCTATGAGAGCACCGGGACGATGGACGCGGTCGCGGCCGCAGACACGACGGCGCAGACCCTCGATCTTACCGTGACCGGCGTAGCCTCAAAGACGCTCGTTTGGTCGGCGCGGCTTCAGCTCACGGAGATCGGCCATGCAGCTTAAGGACTACTACTCCGACCCGCCGCTCCTGCGGCGGTGGCATCTGATCGACGGCTGGCCGGTGTGCCCGCTGCCGGCCGTCGAGCCCTGGGCCCTTTCTGATCTCGACGTCGCTGGCATCATTGCCGAGAATGCCGTCGTCCGCGCGACGGTCGAGATTGTCGAGGCCTACGAAGCGGCACTTCGGCTTTCGAACCGCGAAGAGCCGCCAGAGACCGCCTTCGGCGTGGACCCGGAGACCGGAGAGGCGACGGAGATCGCGAACCCGGATCATGTCGGCTGGCAGGCCGCGGTTGATCTCGTGGCCGCCACCGACCCAACGATTGTGGAACTTGTCAAGATCCGGGCTGGCGAGCCGATCGGCGAAGGGGAGGGTGGAGATCCGATCTATGCGGAGCCGGATCCGATGCCGGTTGACGCCTTCTCGGACCTGACGCCGGTCCCGCACGCCGTAACAGCTCGCCAGGCGCGCGTCGCCCTCACCCAAGCGGGGATGATGGCGGAGATCGACGCCCACATCGCTCAGCTGGAACCGGTCGAGCAAGAGGCCATCAACAAGGCCACGCTCTGGGTGCGGGACAGCGCCTTCATCAAGGAAGCAGCCGCCGAACTTGATCCTCCGCTCCCGGTCGAAGAGATCAACGCGCTTTTCCGGTTCGCCGACCAGATCGACTGACCGGCGAGCCTTTTTTCAACCCTGCCCAAAGGCCCGGCCACCGCCGGGCCTTTTTCTATTCCGGAGACATCACCATGAGCATCCCCGCGTCGTGGCTCCCCGCCGCGACGATGCTTCGCATCATCCTTCACTGGTCGGCCGGCTCGCACACTGCCTCGGCCCTCGACCGAGCCCATTACCATTTCATTCTCGAGGGCGACGGCAATGCCGTCCGGGGCGATCGGTCGATCCTCGATAATCAGGGTCCGATCCGCGGCAACTACGCGGCTCACACGCGGGCCTGCAACACCGGCTCGATCGGCGTCTCGCTCGCCTGCATGGCGGGCGCGACCGAAAGCCCCTTCCGCTCGGGTCGCTACCCGATGACCAAGATCCAGTGGGACGCGATGATCGACTTCGTCGCAGAGCTCTGCCGCGCCTACGATATCGAACCGACGCCTGAGACGGTCCTCTCCCACGCCGAGGTCGAGGGCAATCTCGGTATCTGGCAGCGCGGCAAGTGGGACTACACACGGCTTTCGTTCGACGCCTCCATCAAGGGCGCCCGCGTGATCGGGGACCGCATCCGCGCGGCCGTCAAGGCGCGCTTGGTCGAGGGCATTCCCGAGCGAGAGATCGACGAACCACTTGGCGGCGAGCGTGCCGAGCCCGTTCCGATGGCGCTCTACGGCAGCACCACGGCGCCCTGGCTCAATTTCCGGCGATCGCCGATGGGCGACATCATCGGCGGCCTGCCGCGCGGCACGCCGCTGACGATCCAGGACGTCGACGACGGCTGGTACCAGGCCCGCACGCCGGCCGGCTATCTCGGCTGGGTCAGCGCTCACTACGTCCGCCTCGACTGAGGCGCGCGCTCTTTCTCACCCCATCCCCGACCGATCACGGCCGCCCTCTGAGGCGGCATTTTTGTTGGAGCAATGCCATGCGCATTCTGACGTTCCTTGCCGCTGCCTGTCTGGCTCTCATGCCGGTCGCGGCTCTCGCCCAGGACACGATCGTCGAGCTCGGCGGCTGGTTCGAAATCCTGCATCCCTACCTCACCGAGATCGTCAGCATTCTCGCAGCTGCTGCGGTCGGCTGGGTGGCGATGAAGGTGAAGCAGTTCCTCGGCCTCGAGATCGAAGCCCGGCACCGGGCGGCCCTCCAGTCGGCTCTGGCGAACGGGGCCAACCGAGGCATTGCGGAGATCCAGAAGCATGCGGCCGGCGCCACGGTGGACGTCCGCAATGCCGCTATCGCCGAGGGCCTTCGCTACGTCGAGAAATCGGTGCCCGACGCGCTGAAGTTCTTCGGGCTCAGGCCGGACGACATCGTCGACTACCTCGAGGCGCATCTCGCTGACCGTCTGAAGTGATGATCGAGATCCTGATCGCCTTCCTGAGCGGGTTCTTCGGCCCGCTCCTGCGCGACCTGGTGGCGGACATGCGCCGCGATCAGGCGCTTGAGGACAAGGGCGCTGCCGACGCTGCGCTCGATACCGCTCGCACGATCCAGGAGATGGCCGATGCCCAGCGCAAGATCGAGGCTCGTGATCGCGGCGACGCTGGCGATGTCGCTCACCGGCTGCGTGACCGCCTATCGGCCGGTGGCTGAGCCGGCCGGGCTCGCGCGCGTCTGCCCCGCGCCGACGGCGCCAGCGAAGCTTGGGGCGATCCTGACCTACCTGGAGAAGGCCTCTTCCGATCCCGGGCTCGATGCCTTGGCGACCGAGTGGGAGCGGCTCGACGAAGGGGCCCGGGTATCGAGGGGCCTCTGACGTTCTACCCGCTCAACAGATGGGGGCAGCAATGGAGTACCTGAAAGAGCAGCTCGCGCCCATCTTCGCCGACATCCAGGAGAACCTTGGCTTCCTCCTGGTGGTCGCGGGCGGTCTGATCGTCTCGATCCTTTCGTCCGAGCGCCATACGCTGCTCGGCACGCTTTCCAGGATCGCGGCTGGCATCTTCTGCGCCGTTCTCTTCACTGATCCAGTTCTGCATTACCTGTCGCTGGAAGCGGACGCCTATCGAAAGGCGACTGCCGGCATCTTCTCCATGTCCGGTTATGCGATCACGCGCTTCGCGGCGAACTGGGACCGGCAAACCGTCATCGACTTCGTCCGTGCATTGAGGGGTGCGAAATGACCCGCAAACTTGTCGTGTCCGATGGCTTCTTCGGCCGCGCTCTCATCGTAGCGTTTCTCGTCCTGCTGCTGCTCAAGCCGGCGCAGCGAATGTTCGATGACATCATGACGCCGCAGCCCTGGTTCGACGTGCAGATCTCGGTCCCGAACCACCTTGAGGGCGAAGACCCGATGGTGAGCTACAACCGCGCCATCAATCGGCCGGTCTACGGGATCTGGGCGGTGACGGTCTATTCGCGCCAGCCAGGACAGCGGTTCACCTACCACTGTTCCGGAAGCGACTATGCTCCTTACGACCCGGCGAGCCGGGGCACGATCTCGATGCCCTTCGACGAGTTCGTGGGGAAGGATTGCGAGATGGTGGCGGGTCAGTACCGGATCTGCGTCAACTACGATCTGCGCGACAGGAGCCAGACGAGCCGGTTCTTCGGTCCGTTCTGCACGGAGTTTCTTGTGCAGGATCGCGAAGCTGAAACGGCTCTCTTACAGCCGCGCTCATTCACGAATGTCGCCGCCCAACCCTGA